CCGAGACCTGGCAGCTGACCACGTCGCCGACGCTGGTGGAGATGCCGGTGTTCTGGAACAGGACGGGCCCGCGGATGTTGCGGTCGAGCAGGATCAGCTCCAGGTCGCGGATGGTGTCGTCGGCCGTAATCTGCTGCTGCAGCAGCTGGCTGACGGGGCTGCTGCGGTCATAGAGCAGGGTCATGGACCCGGAGTAGGCCCGCAGGCCGTAGACGTAGCTGCGGGTGGTGTCGCCCAGGGCGGTGTCCTCCGGGGTCTCGGAGGACAGCTGCAGGGAGATGTCGCGGGCCTTGGCGATCGCGATGCCGTCCAGGCGCACCTCGGCGTCGCGTGAGGTTAGGACGGCCATCGGGGCGGCTGGGGGGGATAGGGTCAGGGTAGCGGGGTCAGTCGGCCCCACCCTCCAGGTCGAACAGCACCGCTTGGCCTGAATCCTGCTCAGGTTCACGGGCCACCTCAAGATTGCGGACCGCCTGCCGGTAGTAGCTGGGCTTCAGCTCGATGCCGACCCCACGCCTTCCGGCCTTGACTGCTCCGTAGACCTCACTGCCGACGCCCATAAAGGGGGTGAGGACGGTTTCGCCTGGGTTGCTCCACATGATTACGGCACGATCAACCACATCCAGCTGCAGAGGATGGACGTGCTTTTCGTCTTCGCCATCCTTGGCACTGCGGAACTGCAGAACGTTATCAATCCTGATGTCATCCCATACGCTGGAGGCATACTGGCGCCAGATCCACTGGCTGTACTGATTCTTTTTCTGATCTCCATTCATGCCTCGACAACCATTGAGATCAGCCGGGACGTTGCGTTCGCCGCTGTAATGCATCAGGCCAACCTCATGCACTACCGGCACCGGGTTTTCACCTTTGCGACGGAACATCAGCAGGTAATCAGCGTTGGCAATGCTGTTGCGGGTTGAGTCCTCACACAACGTCTTATGGTGCAGGCTCTTCATCATGGTGCGATTGCGAACCATCAGTGGTTCTTTCCAGATCACCCGCCGACCGCCATAGGCAAACCCTCGGGCTTCATGCTCTTGGATGATCCGACCGGGCAAGTCGAACATGGCATCGCATCCAGCATTGCTGAGAGGAATGTCCATGCAATGGACGGCCGAAATCCGCCCTGGCATGGTGATGCGGGAGATTTCGTCAACGCAGAATCCATAATGAGCGAAAAACTCATCGTAGTTCAGGCAGTTAGACATGTCGCGGTCATCGCTGCTGTACTGATACAGGCCGGCGAACGGCGGAGAGTAGACCGTGAGATGCACTGATGCGTCAGGCAGTTGTTGCATCACCTCAATGCAGTCGCCGTTGTAGATGGCGAAGTTGTCGGTGATGAGCTGATCTTTCACAGCCATTGTGGGATCCTCGGGGTGGTGGTGTAGTGGTTGGTGCGTTTGATCGTGGTGGCGCTGTTCATCTGTGCCACCAGTTCCTCGAACATAACAGAAGCGCGTTCCGCTTTGCTGCGCATGTTGGCCAGCACTCTGGCCTCGCCTTCTGTGGCAATTACATCAAGCTGAACGGTGCCTCGCTGGCCGAATCGCCAGCAGCGGCGGACGGATTGGTAGTACTGCTCGTAGCTGTGGCTGGCAAACGTTACCACATGGGCGCAGTGCTGCCAGTTCAAGCCCCATGCGCCAATCTTTGGCTTAATCACCAGCACCCGCTGATCGCCGGCAGCGAAGGATTCGTACAGCTCTACTTTTCGATCATCTGGTGTGCGACCGGCAACCTGGGCGGCATCGGGAATGAGCCGCTCCAGTAGATCTCCCTCGGCGTTGGTGTGGCACCAGATCACCGCAGGACGATTATGGTCTACCAGTTGCGCTGCAAACTCACACCGCTCCTGAATGGTTCGTTTGCGCTCTTCGCGCTCCTCCGCAAGACCAAACGCCGGCATTGAAAACAGCATCCCGTCTGGCGGTGTAGCAGGCGCAATGATGTGATCACGCTCCATGAGTGGCGGCAAGATGAATCCGTCGTTGGGGTAGCCGATATCAGACGGCATTCGACAAGCCCTAGCCCAGCTGGCGACCCAGCGCCAGAAGTGCTCACGGGCATGATGTTTAAGGCGCCACTGGCCGATGGTCTGCGACACCCGAAAAGCAAGCTTTTTGTAGTAGTTGGCATTGGCGGTGATCATTGCCTCTGCTGACTGCTGCAGTCGCTCTTCGCGTTTCTGCCCTTTGTCGTCGAGCTGAGCGAAGAACCGACGGAGCATGTCGCTGTAGCTCAACTCTCCTAACGCTTCTGACGAATTGCCAAGCTCTGTGTAGTCATTTGGCGCAGCTGTTGCGGTACAGAGTAGCCGATAAGGCATTTTTGCCATGAAGCGCGTAATGGCTTTCCTGGTAGAGCCGCTAAAAGATTTAAGAATGCTTGACTCGTCGCAGACCACTGCCCCAAAGTCGTTCGGGTTAAATAAATGAAGCCTGTCATAATTGGTGATGACAATCCGCCCCGGCACACTGCCATCACTGGACCGATGGCATTCGATGCCGAACTTTTCGCCCTCGCGGACGGTCTGAGCTGCCACCGCAAGGGGCGTCAGGATCAGCACCGGCTTACTGGTATGACGGGCCACGTTTTCGGCCCAGGTGAGCTGCATCGCGGTCTTGCCTAGGCCGCAATCAGCGAAGATCGCGGCCCGGCCCTTGCGGACGGCCCACTGGACTAAGGCCTGCTGAAAGTCAAACAGTTGCGGCGGCATGAAGACGGGATCGAACCCGTGATCAGCGCCGGTATGGAGCTTGCGCTCCAGAAACTCGGCGTAGGTCGGGCCAATCATTGGCACCCCCGAAACCACCGAACCGCACCCCAGATGGGGAACAGCATCGGATTCCATGCCTGACTCGGCTGCTGCATGGTGTTGACCCACCAGAAGCGGCCGATGCAGCCGAAATGGTCGTTGATGTAGAAGATGGGGGGTTGTGAGTTGGTGGTCATGGTTTGTCAACCATCTCCTCAAGTGCATCCTCGATGAATCCAGCAGACCCTGCGCCTAATACGACAATGCCATGGTCGCGGTACGCAGGAAGCATTGGGCCACCCTGAGCCGCCAGCTCAGGATCCCATGCGATGCAGCTAGGGATTGGCTCCCCCGTTGGCATCTCATGCAGCCACTGGATGCCAGCGGCGGCAGCCAATGGGCGAGCAAGCGCCGAACCTATCAGAGTTACGGGCTGCCCCGTCGACATGGCTTCTTTGATTCTCACCAGCGCAATAGCATCGTTTTTCGCTTGCACGGATCCCTTGATAACAACAAGGCGACTGTTCCTAGCCTCCGGCGTCCAATAGAGATCGCCAAGCATCTGTTTCCTGCGCTTTGACTGTCCCATTACACCCTCCCCCGCCGCCGAATCCACATCCCAACCCGCACCGCAACCACCAGCGGCCACAGAGCCCCGGCGAGCAGGGCGGCAAGCCATTCGCTGGGCTCGCGGCATTCGTGAGGGCGCACGACGCTCATCGCGGTGAAGGCCGCCGCCCAGCAGTAGATCTCAATCATTGGGGGCCTCGGGTTGGGGGATGGAGGGGATTTGCCCCCAGCCGTCCATCGGTTGCCTAATCCACATCGTGCCGTCATTGCAGGCCGCGATGACGGTTACGTCGCTATCAATGGCCAGTGCCGTCACCACGCGGACCGGGGCCGGCGCAGGCGGCGGAGTGGGACAGGCGGCTCGGGCGGCATAGTCTCGGGCATAGTCGGCACGCTCAGACCACCACGGCTGGCCAGGAGAGACAGCGGAATACTTAGCCCACTTGCAGCTTTCTTCCGGCGTATCGCCAGGTGTCCAGGAAATTATGACCTCACCGTCATCATCCGCATCTGCCTCGGTCGGCACGCGGTCGGTGATCCATTCGCTCATGATTCGCTGGGGAAGCTCAACACCCAGACCCTACCCTCACCCCAGCCTTCGCCTGCAATCCCTGTGCCAGATCGGCGACCGTCACACCGCCACGGCTCGCAGCTCCACCGTGATGTTCACCCGCCCGATCAGCTCCCGCGGCTCGGACTTCTGTGGCGGCTGGTCGGGGATGAACCGCCACTGCAGCCCCGGCAGATCCGGGGCGACGCCGGGCGCCCAGATCTCGGCCGGCAGCAGCAGCTCATCCATTCCGCTGCCGCTGGCCAGCCATGCCGCTTCAATCGCCACCCAGTCGGCCACCGGCCTGGCGTCGAACCGCAGGGCCAGCGTGGCGTCGACCGCCAGGCTGCCGCGGCGGCGCCGAAACGTCAGGCCCGATTCGCTGCGGGTCTCGCTCACCGGCACCGATGGCGCGGTGAACTGCCGGTCCGCCGGACGGATCGCAGGGAATGCCACGCTCATGAGATCACCACCTGCTGCAGGTCCGACTTGCCCAGTCTGGTCACCCGATACGACCCGCTGGCGGTGCCGGACAGGCCCAGCAGGGTGCCGCCAGGCTCTGCTGCCACCGTGAACTCATCGGTCGTCAGGCCGCCGCTGCGCACCCAGTAGGTGGTCTGCTGCAGCAGCCCCGTCGGCAGGTCGCCACTCGTCGCCGTGAACGTGACCTGGTCGCCGGCGGCGAACCCATGGGCCGTTGCGGTCGCGGTGTCGGTGCTCAGGTTGAACGTCACCGCCTTGTCGACGATCCGATCGGTCGCCACATAGCTCGTCACCCGGCACGCCAGCTGGTAGGTGCCGGCGCCGGTGAACACCGCCGTCGCGCTCGCCTCATTCGTGGAACTCCAGTCCACCGCGCCACCCGCCGGGATCACCGGGGCCGTCCAGCTGTAGACCGGATCGGTCGCCGTGCCGCTGATCCCAGCGGTTGACGTGATCGTTGCCGGGCTGGTGCCGGTCGTGCTGCCAGTGATCGTCACGGTCCCGATCGTCGTGCTGGTCGGCGCAGCCACCGCCAGGATCGGATGCGTGTCGGTGATCGTCACAGCACCCCGCGTCACAGCGCAGCTGGCGGTCTTGCTGCCGCTGCTGCTGGCGGTGATCGTCGTTGATGCTGCCGTCGGCGTCCCGAACGTCAGGCCGGCGCCGGTCCAGCTGTAGGTGAACCCCGTCCCGGTCCCGCTCACCACCGCCGCATAGCTGCCGGCCACGCCGACCGTCAGAGTCGAGGGCCCGGTGATCGTGACACCAGTGAAGCTCGCGGTGATCGTGCCCGGCGCATCGGTGCTGCCGATCGCGCCTTCAATGACCCAGTTCTGGGCCACGTCGAACCCCTCGGAGATCAGCGACAGGCCATCCTCATCGGTCGGCCAGTGCAGGGCCGTCACCGCGATGTTGCCGGCATCGTTGAACGCCATGGACTGGACCTTGTAGGTCTGCTCCGTCGCGTTGCGCTCCGCCAGGCAGAACACCGCCTGGCCGCGGCCGACCGCGCGACCGTCGAGGATGACCAGCCCCACCTCCTGGGTCTGGCTGCTGCCGTCCCACAGCAGGGCGTCGTAGGTGCCGTCGGCAATCGGTTCGCTGGTGACGATCGTGCCGTCCGCCAGGATGGCGCCGTTGCGGGCGGTCTCGTAGGCGACGGTCTCCATCGCCAGCCGGCAGCAGCGGCCCGGGCTCAGCGTCGCTTGCTGCGGGATCGTCTCAAACGTGACCTGGTGGGTCACCAGCCGCTTCATGCGGCACTTCAGCTTCGCCACGTCGATCGCGTGCCGCTCGCTGGTGCAGAAGTCGCTCATGTCGATCACCTCGAGCGGTGCCGTCTCGCTCACCCCGATCTCGCGGACCGTCACCTCCCGGGTCACGGGGAACAGGCCCCGGTTGCTGCCGTCGCCCTCGGCCCGGCGTTCCTCCCGCCACTTCACCGACACCCGCACCGGCTGGCGCTCGGTCTGGTCCAGGTAGCTCAGCTTGAAGCTGCCCTCAATGATGTTGCCGGCGTTGAACAGGCCCGTGATCTGCTCCGGTGCGCCGAACAGCACCGCCGGCTGCAGATAGCTCACGCCGTTGCGGGTGATCAGGTCCAGCAGGAACAGGGCCGCCGTGTCGTTGCCCCATGTGCGGATGTTGACCGGCTTCGGCAGGGCGCCGTCCCAGAAGTAGCCGCGGGTCCGGGTCCAGTCCGTTGCGCTGGCGAAGCTCGCCTCGTCGACCTGCAGCGGGCTCAGGATCGATCCCACCCCATAGCGCTGGTTCAGCAGCCCAGCGGCCAGGAGGGCCGGGAATGAATGGCTGGCGGCGGGCCCGTCGTTCACGTAGACGCTGAGCTGCCCCAGCTGCTGCGCCTCGGTGCCGCTGCGGATGTTGACGCCCACCAGCGTCATGTCCGGATAGGTTGGCGTCGTCGGCGCCGTGTCGATCACGTTGACGTAGGTGATCTCGTGCTCGGGGCTGCTGGTGCTGGTCGTGATCTCGTCGTAGACGAACTGCTCCGCCAGGCGGGCCCATTCGTCCACGTAGTTGCCACCGTCAACGTTCGGCATCCCGATCCCGCCGCGCGTGTTGATGGTGCAGGGCATCTGGAACGTGGCCGCCTGGCGCTGCACATACTCCCCGGCGACGCGCACCACCACCGACCCATCGCCGACGGTCTGCAGCGACGACAGCCGCGCATCGATGACGATCAGGTCGCCGCCGGCGGTGCCGCTGCGCACCTCCCAGCCGCTCACTGGGTCCAGGCGCACCTCCCATCGCTGGCGGGTCGGGAACTCGATCCGCAGGAAGTTGAACTGCGCCTGCTGCGTGCTGCCGCTGACGCCGAACAGCTGTGGCAGGCTGGACCAGCCGCTGGCGCTGCCGGCGATTCGGTAGCGCAGCCGCCAGAATGCGTAGCGGGTCTCGATCTGGGTGATCGTGCTCGACTGATACTGCGTCACCCGCAGGATCTGCTGGGCTGGTAGCTGCGACAGGTTGTAGTAATCGCAGGCGCGGCCGTCCACCTCTCCGTAGGGCATGGCGTCGCGGAAGTTCATCAGGCCCGCCACCCGGATCCCGACGGTGGAGCGGATGCCCAGCTCGATCACCTGCGCCGGCTGCGGGATCGCAACGGTCGCCCGGGCCATCCGCAGCACATGCGGCGCCGCGGTGCCAGATCTGGTGCCGCCGGTGCCGGGGAAGTCCGCCGTGCCGGCTTCCACCACCCGGAACGTCGCGGTCACGCTGATCCCACCGCCGATCGGCTGCTGGTCCACGTCCGAGCGGAACACGTCATCGGACGGGCTGCGTCCTGAGCAGACGCACACCGCCGAACCAATCCGGTACAGCTCCCCCACGACGATCGCGTCATCCCATGCCCGCTGGCGGCCGGCGACGGCTGAACCGATGTCGCCCTTGCCCTCGGAGTAGTCGCCGCTGGTGAACGATCCTCCGGCGTCGGTGCCGGCGTCGATCTGCAGGTCAACCTCGTCGTCGACCTGCAGGGTGTTGTCGGTCACGCTGCTGCCGCCCCGTCGGTGGGCCGTCAGGCCGCAGCGGCTCGAGCTGATCGCGTCGGACTTCTCACGTTGCGCCGTCGCGGCGTTGTCGCGGCTGCAGACGATGATGCTGATCCCCTGCTTGACCAGGTTCTCATCCTTCGGCGTCTTGAGGTTTGCCTGCGTGATCGGGCGGATCTGCGGGTTCACCCGGTACGCCAGGCCGTTGCCGATCGGGGCGTAGACGCCGAACGCCGTCTGGCTGCTGGGCTGGTAGCTGTAGCACGTCGCCGGCACGTACTGGTTGTTCAGCCCCCGCACCTGAAACACGTCGCCAGCACCAGCGGCCTCGGCATTGCCCGGGTCGTTCGCGGCCAGCCGGCCCGCGATGCGATCGGCCGCGCGGATCCTGCCACCGCCGGGGCGGTGATAGAGCGTCACCCTTGCGCTGCTCTCGCCTGCGGCGCCCAGGTCGTAGGCGGACAGCAGGTTCTCACCGAACGCGAACTGCTGGGGATCGATGCCTGTGATCGGGGCTTCGCCGACCAGGTAGACGGCCCGGAGCATCTGCGAACCGCCGAGGCTGACCATCTGGCTCCACAGCAGCGGGCAGTTGACGCGCACGCCCCCGTAGGTGATGCCGTTGATGGTCTCGCGGTGGGCCCAGACCACCGGGATCGTGGCGCCCAGCTCGACAGTGTCCTGGGTGCTTGAGATCCCTTGCTTCGGGGCGAACTCGGTCCTGGAGACCAGCTGCTGGCCCTGCTGCTGCTCCTGCCGCAGTTCGCCCGGGCGGGGGGCGTTGCGCTGCTTGAGGCGCGGCCTGGGCGTCAGCAGGTAGGCCGCGGCCGACAGGACGGCGGAGATGGCGAGGTTGATCAGGATCGGGACGATCAGGACGGCCACGGGCCCCTCCACCGGCCGCAGCCGGCTCAGTCGCTCCTGCTCGAGCTGAAACTGCCGGTACTGGGTCTCGCTCAGGCCCAGGGCGGTCATGATCTGCCGATCAATCGGCAGCAGCGGGCGGTGGCGGCGCTTCCCCAGCATCAGAACCTCAGATCCGCGCTCGGAGGCAGGGCGCCGACCATCGCCTGCGTCAGCACCCGCCGGGGCCAGTCGCCGCCGATCGCATCCAGCGGGCTGCCGAGGGTCACCGAGACCTGCTGCAGATCCTGCACGTAGGCGGTGATCGCGTAGGTGTCGATCATCTCGATCCCCGTTTCGTCAAGGGTGACAGGGTCCAGCCAGACGGTGCGGATCCTGGCGATCCACAGATCATCGGCCGCCTGCTTCCAGATGTTCAAGCCCAGCACGTCGGCGTTGAACGCCAGCACGGCCTCAGCGTTGGGGAAGCCCAGGTCCACCGTCGCGCCGGAGTAGGCGAAGCCGGCGTGCATGTAGTCCACGCCCTGATAGGTGCGGGTCTCGCCGGTGTGGAACTGCTGGAACGCATAGCCCGTCGGGGCCCCGTCGCGGGTCAGCAGCTGCACGTAGACGCCTTCGGAGATGTCGTGGTCCATCAGATCCCCAGGCTCCGGCGGGCCCCTGGGCTGGACTGCAGGGCCCGCTGCTGACGGGCGGTGCTGCGGGTCGCGGCGGCCTGCGCCAGGGCCTTGGCCTGCTCGACGGAGACGTAGTCCACCGAGTTGATCCGGGTCGTCTCCACCTTGATCCGCACCGTGCCATCTGGCGAGCTGGCAGCGACGGCCGCGGCCCGGGCGGTGGACTCCTGGCGCGCAGTCTCGACCAGCCGCTGGACGACCTGATCGGTCGACTCGAACTGGGCTGCTGAGGAGGCGCCCGGGATGCCGGGATACTGCTTCAGGGCCACCGGCACCCGGCGGCCGTCGGGCAGGGGGATGAAGGCCTCAGGGGTGGAGCCCTCCCCGTAGATCGCCGCCTGCGGGGCCGTGGCGATCCCGCCGCGGGCATAGGTGCGCAGGGGTACCGGGCCCTGAGGGGTCATGATGCCGCCGGCGGCGAAGCCAGTGCCGGGCAGGGGGGTGCCAGTGAATCCAACAGTCGGCAGCCCGGCCGCGAACGATCCGGCCGCGGGGGAGAAGAACTGGCTGAAATCACCGGCGGGGAGGGCGTTGATACCGGGGGAGATCGGTGCGATGCCGCCACCACCACCAATGCCGCTGATCGCCCTGATGACCGGCGCGATCACCGCAATCTGGATCAGCTGCTGCGCGATGTCCTTGAGCACCGTGGCGCCCAGCTCCTGCAGGCTCTGCCCCAGGTTCTCGGCACCTTGAATCGCCAGGCTGAACGCCTGCTGCATGCCCTGGCCGATCGTCTGGGCCAGGCTGCCGGCCAGTTCGTTCTGTTCCTGCAGCTTCTCGGATTGCTGGCTGTAATAGTCGCTCAGCGTGGCGGCGAGGGTGACTTGCTGGTCTTGCCATTGCTGAGAGCCGAGCTGCATCGCACGCTCATTCTCAATCGCTGCGATCTCCTTGAGCCCCTCCTTATAGCGCTCGGCCATGTCAGCATCAACAGCCTGGATCCGCTGCAGGATTGACATAGGATCCACCATGCCCTCAATCTCTTTCGTCAGGCTCTGGTAGGTGTTGAAATAGTCAAGCGCGTACTGTGCGCGGATCTTGTCTGATTCGGTGGCTGCTGTTCTGAGATCACGCTGCAGCTGTAGCTCTTCGGTTGTGGCTTTTGTGCTGGCTTGATCTTCGCGGAGTTGGGTGGAGTACTCCTGCTGGTCTTTCAGGCGTTGCTTGGCCAGTTCCTGGGCCTTCTCAAGCATGCGTCCATAATCGCCAATGCCGGCAACAGGAGATCCATTCGTAAGCTCAGAGAATACCCTGCGAGCGTTCGCCTGGCGTTCGGGAATCGCTCTTGTACGACTACGTTCATAGAATCTGTCAAAAATCTCAGCAGCCTGCTCTGGTGTTTGCGCTTGCTTGAGTCTAGAAAAAGCACGAGACTCCGGCCCCATCAATTCCGAAACCATGAATCGCAGTTGAGTTGCCAGATCGCCGGCCCGGCTGGCGCCGCCTGCAAAGCGAATCAAGTCAGTTTGACGGGTTCCAGTCCACTGAGCCAGTCCGTATCCGCCCACGTTTCGCGGAAGGCCTACTGCGCCACCTTCGTTGATTCGTGGATTTAATCCAGATTCTCTGATCAGATTCCCAACAATGCCGCTCGCTTGTGCTTCGCTCAGTCCGAGCGCCTGCTGTAATTCCTTGGCAATCTGCGCGCCAAGTGATGCCTTTGTGGGCTTATTGCTCCCACCTCCCAGCACCTGTCCCGCCAATTCGGTGATTTTCGGGTCTTCCGTTTTCTGCGGCGGAAGAATGCTGCCGAGCTTGTTTGGCGTCGGCAGATCCCTTCTTCCGTCTGGCGGTGGAGGAGGCGGCGGTGCAAACTCATCCATCAATGCACTGCCGGCCTTGCCGATTGCCGCCGCTGGTCCAAATGCGCCCAACAAAGAAGGCGCAGCTTGCATCCCGAACCCACTGCTTAGACTCAGCAGCTCCTTCATCCGGTCGGGCACGCCTTGGCCCATGATCACCCGAACCAGCTCCGTGACCTTCTTCGTCACAGATGTCAGCGGTGGCAGCAGCACCTGCCCTAGCGAATTACCAAGATCCTTGTTGGCGTTGGAAAATTGCTTGAATGGATCGACCGCCTTCTCTGCTGCTTTGGCTGATACTCTTATGGCTTGCTCTTGATTCTTGCTAAACTGATTGAACCTTTGCAGGTTGTCGTTTGTCAAGCTGACAACAGCTTTATATCCGTCAATATCACTGAACAAGATCCCCATCGCCGCGCTATTGCCTTTTGTCTTGGCGGTGACATCTGCCAAGAATCCGCCAAGTCCCTTGGCCGCCAATGCCGACGCACTGAAATCAAGACCCAACGCAGCGGCCATCCGTCGCGCTTCGTCAGTTGGCTTGATGATTGACTTGATCGCCTGGTTTAATCCGCTAAACGTTGATTCAACCGGCACACCTTGCGCCGTCAGTGCTGAAATCCCCGCATTAAGCTCCTCAAGACTGATATTTGCAGCTGCTCCAGTAGGCACTAGCCTACCGATAGACTGCGCATATTCACCAACAACAATCTTGCCATCATTCTGGGTCTGGATCATCATATCGACGACCTTCTGCGCATCAGCCGCAGATCGCCCATAGCCGTTCAAGATACTGGTAGTTGCATCCGCAACCGTGCGAATATCACTGAACCCGCCGACTGCGCCTTGCGTGCTTGCTTTCAGGATCTGAATGACATCGCTGGTCTTAGAAAACCCAGAGCTAAGAATCTCGTAAGCGGCGGAAGTCGCTTCGGCCTGGCTGGTCATGTAGCCCTGCGCGCGTGTCAGATCCGCAATTGATTGGTTGAGCTTGGCAGTATCGCCAGTCAAGGTACTGATCTTCCGTTGCTCGGCGGCGAGGTCCATGGCAGTGCTGATGGATCCGCCAACGACAGCAGCAGCTCCGGCTCCGGCGGCGAGACCTGCCGTAATGCCCCCCGCAAGCGCCAGACGGCCGGCCATGGCAGCCTCACCTGCCTGCATCGTCAGGGCGCCCCTGACGCCGGCCCCAGTGGCTAGGGAGGCCATGATCCCCTGCTGGTTGGAGACGTTCTTTTCCGCCTTGGTCACCGCATCCAGCTTCGCCCGGACCTGGTCCAGCTCGGTGCCATACCGGCGATACGCAATGCTGTTGGTGTTGACCGCCTCTCGGAGCTGCGTCAGCACCTGCACCTGGGCTCTCATGCCCGCGATGCTTTGATCTCCGCTGCTGCGCAGCCCCTCATAGGCGGCGCGGAGCTTGATCAGGTCACGGCTGGCGCCCATCCCCTGCTGCGCCAACCCCTGCAGCGACCGCTTGAGCCCATCGAACCCCTGGATGCCCTCAACCGACGCCAGGATCTTCAGTCGCGTCGCGTTGTCAGCCATCTCGGTTCAGCTCCTCCAGCGCGGCTGACTCCATCACCTGCAAGCCCTCGAGCATCGTGACGGGGTCCTCCACATGGTAAAGGTCCAGCAGCCAGCGGGCGGCGTTGTAATCCAGGCCCTGATACCCCGCCATTGTCGTTCGCCACTGGGTCTGCAGACGCATGAACATTCGCACCGTCTCCCAGTTCTCCTCCCACACCTCGCAGTCGCCGCTGCGCTCGTCGTCGTCGCGGATCCAGATCACCCCGAGGGCCGCCGCGTCACGGTCGGCCTCGGAGTAGTCCCTGCCGCTGCTGCCGGTCGCCCAGTACCGAGCGACCGCGGCTAGTTTCCCGCCTTGCCCCCGTTCACGCCCAAGTAGAAGGCCTCGATGACGGCCCTCAGGAACGACTGGTCCAGCATCAGCTCATCCCGGGCCGCTTCGCTGTAGGGGATCTCCTCACCCTGGCCATCGAGGATGCCAGACCAGCCGATCAGGACGCCGCGCACCAGCTGCTCATCGCCCTTGTCGGTCAGCCCCTGCATCTCCGGGCGGGTCACCCGGCGGAACACCGCGTCGAAGGTTTCCTCAATCTGGACACCACCGTCGCCGGCAGTGCGAATCGGCACAGGCCACCGGTAGCTGGTGGCCTTCACTTTGGTGTAGGGCATGGCTCAGGAGTAGCAGAGGATCAGTTCGTCATTGCCGGCCACTGATGGCACGGCGGTGTAGGGCAGGGTGAAGTGCTCCACACCCTGCGCCGACTGATAGGCCGGCAGCCCGAGGTCACAGTAGGGCACCACCAAGCCCACCCGGTTGCCGGCGGTCGTGCCATGCAGATAGCTCAGGCGGCCCAGGGTGCCGTCGGTGCGGGCCTGCTCGAAGGGGTTGAAGGTCGCCATGCTGGTGGCCTCCATCACCACCGTGCCGCTCATCGCGCCGTCGGTGATCAGCACTTCCTTGCTGCAGCCGATCAGCTCCCGGTACTCCACCTGGTTGCCCAGGTCGAAGTTGCTGGACTGCAGACAGCCGGCCACGCCGAAGAACCGGAACGATCCGGCGGTGTCGTTGCGGAACGTCTGCGGAGTCGCCTGGTTCGCATAGGTCGGCGTCACCGGGCTGGCGTCGGTCGGGGCGTTGTAGAGGCCCGTGATGTTGAACGTGATCGTCGGGATCTGGCCCAGCGTGTGGTTCATCGTGGCGGTGCCACGGCAGCCGGTCAGGGTGTGGACGATCTCGGTCCCGCTGGGGCCCCCGAGGCGATACTGGATGGTGCAGCTGGTGTCGCTGACGCCGTCAATCGTGCTGATCGGCAGGTAGCGCACGTTGGCGCCGATGCTGTAGCCGCTGCCGACGCCAGGCACAAACGTCGAGGTGTAGGCCGCCACGGTGGCGACCTTCGTGCTGCCCACGTACTGGGTGATCAGGCCCACATGACCGTTGCCGGTGCCGCTGGTGATGCTCACCACCATGCCGGTGTAGGCGTCGTTGACGGCGCTCGCGCCCGCCGCCAGGGTGATGGTGCCGGCGGCTCCAGCGGTGGATGTGCCGGTCACGGCCGCGCCCATCACGGTCTCAGACAGGCGGCAAGATCGCAGCAGGGGGGAATAGCGGGGGGCAGTGCCAGCGGTGCCGCTGCCGGCGTACTCCACCGTCATCTGCAGCTGCACCTGTGTGTTGCTCAGCAGCCCCTCGTAGGCGCCCATGTAGGGCCGGATGATGTCCCGGCTCACCACGTCGCCAGCGAGGGGCGTCAGGGCCAGGTCGGAGTTGACCAGAACCGCATTGGTGCCATCCGGGCTTGAGCTGACGCCATAGCTGGCGCCCTCAGTCTTGGCCAGGATCGTCCGCAGCTTCGTCTTGTAGGCCATGCTCGGGTTCGGGGTCGGCAGGGGCTGGCTCGGCTGCGGGGCGATGCCTCAGGCCGGTGGCCGGATCCATCTCCCAGATCCCGCCGATGCCGCGGGTGTCGTCCTCCATGCTACTCAGGCCTCAAGGTCGGCTTCACTCGTACGGTAGTTGAACACGAATGGCACGGTGATCAGGCCGGCTGGTGAATCGGCCTGCAGCAGCTCGCAGGTGGTCCGGCCAGGCATGACGTCAATCGTCAGATCGCGCAAGGCCGTGCTGGCCATCGTGCGCCGGTGAATCTCCGCCACGATCGGATCCGCGATCACGTCCGGCTGGGCATCGCGCACGATCACCACCGCCCGGGCCTGCAGGGTCCAGTCAAGGAACGGCAGGCTGGTCCGCACGTCCGGGTTGTCGTCGATCCACTCCAGCGCAATGCCGGGCGATTCGTGGCGCTGCAACGGCTCCACCCGGCTGCGCCAGATCCGGCCCGACACCTGCGGCATCCCCGCGAGGGCTGCGGCCCAGGTGGACAGGATCTGCTCGCGGCGGGTGGTCATGGGGTTGGGGTTGGGGGCCAGGCTGTTGGGTCGGGCTCGGTGCCGGCGAAGATCCGCCCGCCGGAGCCGTAGGGGGTGCGGAACGGTGCCAGAGTGCGGGGCAGCGGGCCGGGGATGGCGAGGTTGACGAAGAACCCTGGCAGCGGTGTGGGCGGAGTGAGCTCGTTGCCGTCAGCGTCGTAGGTGCCGGGCAGCACGACTTCGCCGATGATGTCGAGGGCGCCTTTGTGGCCGAGGCTCACCAGCTCGCCGTCGTCGTCGAGGTAGCCGGCACCACCGGCTGCATCATGGGCGGCCTGGTGATCGGGGAATCGGAGGGTGTAGTGCTTCATTGCATCATCGCCTGAAGGTTGGCGTTGGGACGGCGGGACTTGAGTGTCGCCATCTCGCGGATGTAGCCGTTAAGTTGTGTCGCGCTGTTCAAGTTGCCAATCCACAGCACCGTCGGATCTGGCGCATTGGCACTCGTGATGTCAGCTCCTGCATCGCCAACCTGTAACCGACCAGCTGCGCCTATGGCAGCCACTGCAGCCTTTGTGGTTCCGGCAGTCAGTAGCCCGCCAGTGCCAGGAGAGGCGCTGAAAGTTCCACCGACCACTGCACGAAACTGATTCGCGGTTGAATGCGGCTGCCTCAGGCTGCTGGCATAGGTGCCGCCAGCTGCCTCCCATACGCCTTGAGTTTTGATCTGCGATGCAGCAATCGTGGAATCGCTGTACACCGTCCATGCCGCCTGATTCCAGATCCCCGCAAACGCCGCGCCAGTGATGCTCGCCACGTCCGCCGTGCTGCTGGCGGTGAGGCTGGTCGTGGGCACATACGGGGCCAAGGGGCCGGTGTTGATCTGTGCACCCCAGGCATAGACACCATCGACACCATTGCCAGCAAAGCTGGGATCCCGAGCGTTTCTGTCGGAGTCAAGGGCAATAAACACTGGGCCGCCTGTTGTTGCGGACGCGCCAGATGTTGCCGTCAAAAAGCAGCGATACCAGCCATTAGGCAAAGCCTGAATCCCAGCGGTGCCACCTGCGCCCTTGAACCCGACAGACCCAGCGCCGGAAAGAATAAAGTTCGCCCATGCAGTTGAGTTTCCGAAAGCCGAAGTAAAAGCAAACTGGGCCGTAGTGTAACCGCCGGCCTTTAAGAACAATGACCAGGTGTAAAGCGTTGACGAGCTGAAAGCAATGCTGGCATTAAAAGACGCGTGAGAAGCTGTTGTTGTATTTGGGACAAGCAGGTCCGCGGTTTGCGCACCGCTTGGCGCTGCGATTACGTCTGACGTGACAGTTGATTGCTGCTGCGTAAATCCCGCTGATACGCTCTCTGAGTTCGTCTTAAGATTCGTCACCGCATCCCACACCCGCCAGCCCAACGCCGATCCCGTCGCCGGGTCGTACTCGATGAACGGCACGTTGGACGTTGGCTGCACCAGCACGCCCGAGCTGTTGAAGCCCCAGGCCGGGCTTGAGTTGGTGAAGGTGATGATCTGAGATCCGCTGATCAGATCCGTCACCGTGCCGGTTCGCACCGGGACGATGTGCCAGCTGGGGATCTCGCCGGCTGCTCGATAGAGCGATGCCCGCCGGAACGGGCTGCCCAGGACGGGCCTCAACACCGGCACCAGATGGGTCATGTTGCGCTCACCTCCCCAGTCAGCAGGAACTCATCGGTGGTCGGCAGCGCGATCACGCTCGCGGTCGCATACTGGTAGGCCGTGCCCGTCGCGCTCGTCGCCGCCCGTCGTGTGGCGCCAGCTCCAGCGCTGACCACGACCCGGCCGGTGCCGTACTGCAGCATCAGGCACTCGAACTCGGCCCCCAGCCCAGCCGGGTAGGTCACGGTCACGGTGCTGCTGCTGGTGAACACCAGCAGCTCGCTCTGGTTCTCGATGGTCAGGGTGTAGCTCGTGCCGGCCACCGTCCGGCGTCGGATGATCCCGGCAGGGCCTCGCTGCCCCGGCACTGACACCGACACACCGGCGCGGCCCTGCTCCATCACGCTCGCGCTCATGGGCGGCTCCTGGTGCCGAGCACCGTCAGCTGGCCAGCCATCGGGTAGTAGCTGTCGCCGCCCACCTGGTAGTTCAGGTCGTAGGCGTACTGGTCGCTGGCGGGCATCGCAAGGGTCGTCGCCGGGGCCAGCCTCATCCGCAGCGTGCCGGCCGCGGCGGTCAGGGGCGTCACCGCGAACGATGCGACCAGTGAGCCGTCGATCGCGGACTTCACGTCAGCATCCAACGTCGCACCGACCAGGCTCACGGCCTTGCCGACCTCGTAGCCGATGCCGGTCAGGTCTTCAGCGATCGGGCTGATCCCGATGCTCGCGCCGCCGACCGTCGCGCTCACCTTGAACGCATCGCTGGTCAGGCCGCTGCTGATCACGTAGTAGCCCGCCACCCCGGCCATGCCGCAAGGGAACGTCCCGGCGTCCGATCGGAAGCCCACCAGGTCGCCTGCCACGAATCCATGGCACCGCAGACCGATCAGGTCGCTGCCGGCCGTCAGTGTCACCGGCCGAACGTTGTCCAGCAGCTGCACGTCCAGCTGGTAGGTGCCGCCCTGGGCCACCGTGATCGGATAGTCGTCCGGAATCATCGACCAGTCCCGACGGTGCCCGTCACGCTCGGCGTGCCGCCGGTGACGCTCACCAGCCGCAGCCGCACAAACCGCACCGGGCCGCGCATCTGGTAAAGGTAGGTGCCGTTCGCGGTGATCGTGTAGCTGTCCACCACGCCATCGCTCAGGCGTCCGTAGCTCGTGCCATCCAGGCTGCCCTCAAACGCCACGACTACATTCGTGCCGATGCTTGACACAACCACCTGAAACGTCAGGTCAACGCCCGTGCTCTCGCGGGCTGTGCCGACACCGGCGCTGGTCAGGGTGCCCAGGTCGCGGGTCAGAAACCCTGATGTTGCGCCGAGGGTCATGATCGCGCCTCCTGTGCCCTCATGCTAGCGGCCCTCACAGATGCACCTGGCTCGCCACCAGCCGGGCCCTGGTCACGGTGATGTTGGCCGATGCGGTCAGATTCGCCAGGTGCATCGAGACCTCGCCGTTTGCCGGCAACGACACCATCCACGTCGTCTTCAGGCTCGCATCCTGGCCGCCGCCGCCGGCGCCGTGGATCGCATGGGTCTCGGTCGCATCGATCACGACGCCATCCACTGCCAGCTTCAGGGCCAGGATGTTGTTCCCGGCCGTCGCCTCCACCGATCCCGACACTCGCAGCAGCACGGTGTTGCTGCTGCTGTTGCGCAGGCCCATCGTGTCCGTCGTGCCCAGCGCCATGCCGCTCGCTGTGGTCGCGTCCAGCGTGCCGGTGGCGCCGATCGCCCGGTAGACGCCCTGCGCCGCGGAGGGAATCTGATGGCTGGTCAGCCGGCTCACCTGCCCCCGCACGTCAGCACCAGCCAGAAAGTACGGCAGGCTGGCCCAGGCGGTCGTGCCGTCGCCCATCTTCAGGCGCCGAGTGTCGGTCTCGATGCCGAACTCACGGGACAGCAGGACTGGGTTGGCCGCCGTCCACTCGGCCGCTGTCCCGCCGCGCATCCGCAGCCGGGTGATCCGTTCGCTCATGGCGCCCCTCCGTCAATGACGTTGTCGTAGATGTAGACCGTGCTCGGGGTGCCGCCGTCCAGCACCACCTCGCTGTCGGTGTCCACGCTGTCGCCCTCGAGCACCGACGGGCCCAAGGGCGCCGGGCTCTCAATCACTGTTGCCTGCATCCGCACGATGCTCAGCCGGCCGTCATCGATCGGCATCACGCTCCGCACGGTGTAGGGCACGGCGTCAACCACGATTCCGGTCCCGTACTGCAGGTTGCCGAACTCGCTGGTCTTCACCGTCAGCTCATAGTCCGTCGTCAGCACCATCCC